GGAAGCATTCTAATATAATACTCTAATTGCTGTTGCGGATCGCTCGTTATCTCACTGTATTCATAAAGAACTTTGATATAATCACCTTCATACAATGCTACTGCTCCAGCAGATAACTCATCGCCGATCCAGGTCATTCTGAGAGTGCCATCTTCACTTGTCGAAAAACTAACGTAGTCTTTTGTGTACTCCTGATACTCTGTTTCGCCTTCACGTTTTACCCAAATGCCGAAATTGTTTTCATCAATTGGCATAACAATATTTGGTTTATCTAATTCGAACACAGCACTGGTTTTAACTTTGAAAGATTCAGTCCATGTGTTTGAAGAAACTAATTGCCAGAATTGAGTCAGTTTGTTCAATTCCATTCCAGATTGACTAAATGCTTCTTCAAGCCCTTCCAAGCGACCTTTTTTCTTAAATAATGGAATGGCTTCTTTTATCTGACGCCTCCACAGAGTAGGATCACTCGACTTGAGTTTCAGGTTGAACATATTGGAAAGATAGACCAACAATGACTCATGCAAAGCGTTTGCATCAATAATCTGATTAGCCATGTTTTCAACAAATGTGAAGCCTTTGGCTACAGAAAGATTGAGTTTGTCTGTCACATCAGGAGTAATATCACTATCCATCAATGTGAATTTGTACATTTCCGGCAAGTATCGTTCTAAAATTGTTTCATACTTACCTTCCGGCGTGATGTGTGTAGGAATGGTTGTTACAGCTTTTGGATCGCCAGAAATATACAATGGTGTGTGGGCGGATAGTTTTTCTCCGGCAGCCAATGGCGTCCAAGTCCAACAAACAAAATAATCTCCTTCTCTGATTCCACCTTGTGGATTCCATTCATAAGTGAAATGACCGTATTGCGGATTGCCATCTTCGTCTTCTTCAACACGAATCAAAGATGCGTTGTCTTCATCTGTGGATAGCCAAGCCGGAAAACCTTCCGTGCCAATGACCTCAATTGCCTTTCTTTCTTTGTAATAGAAAACATTCTTCTGGGCTGATGAGTCTATTTCATTTTTAAGCCTTTGAACCTCCATGGCGTTTTCTATGTTGGGACTATCACATAATTCCTTTTCAGCAGCTTTGAATTGGGCTTCAAGTTCTTCGTTGATAATAGTCTTGGTGTATTCGCCGTAATTCTGGCCAAGAAAATTTCTCTCTACGTAGTAGATCACAACCTTATCCACCTTGTATGGATCGTCATAAAAACATCCGTTAGTGTCAGGAGTTGTGATTTCCAAGAGAATCGTATCTGTAATTTTTGGATTCTCGTTTATTCTCTTTAGTGCCATAATTTACTCATAGACAAAATTAATCTCAATTGAGCTTGGTCTGATAATTTCATAGTATTTAGCTGTAACAACTTCGCCAGAATTTTCTTCATTGTTTGTCTGAAAGTGTATTTCAGCACTCGATATTTCGTTAATGTCAGACAAAGACTTGACAAGATCTACTGACTTTAATGTTTTTTCGTAGTCCCAGTTATTCAAAGAGAAAAATGTCGATGTTCTCCTTTCAACTTTTTCTCTTAATTCATCTTCGAACTTGCGATAAAACTTATTCAGGGTGACATCAATAGTCACGTCAACATCAATAACAACACCATCCTTAATACAAACAAAATCAGTAACCATTTTGACTTCTTGAAGGGCGTCTTTTAATGCCACTTTGAGTTCATTCCCTGCCTCAGTTAAACCATCTTCGTTTTCCAAGGCTAAAACGTAAATGTCAATAATGTTGGCAGCACATCCGTGTTGTCTTAATACAGCTTTTGCTTTGCCGATTTGTCCATTAAACTCAGTTACAAATTGATTGGCATAAGTTTCATAGTCGCCACCAGAAACAATCCTATTCTGCATTCTCAACCAAGGTGGAAGCTTACGTTTAATTTCGTCAATTGTGTCACCAGAGTACCCAAACTCTCCCTTGGTGTAATTCCTGAATGTTACCGGAATTCTGAAATCGAACCCTTCTACCAAGAAATTTCTTTGTAGTTCTACTGAACCAGTCACAATGTTGCCAACCACACCACCTCCACTTCTGTATGTGATTGTGATTTGTGAACCTTGTGATGGAATTAAGCCAGCCCTATTATTTCCAAACATCACAAAGGCATTATAATTTGGGTCATATTCTACACGAAACTCTCTTCTTGGCTGAGAATCAGTGAAGTAATCTACTTGAGTCCATTCAGTTCCATCTATTTTTACTCTGATTGAATTCCAAATGACCGGGCCAGTGCCGAGTTCAATAAACTGATTGATTTCACCACTCCCTGTCGCAGCCTGTGTAATCGTTCGACCCTCCAATCCAACAATGCTGGTATTCAAAAAGCTACCAGAGCTAATGATGATTTGTTGATTGAAAATAGGATTCTTATTGTTGTCGGCTGGAAACAATTCGATGGTTTTGATGCCCTCTTCGGTGTTGACATCAATTGGAACAGGAGCATCAATGAATAAATCAGTATCAAGTAGATTATTGATTGTAGCTGACCAAAGTGATCGGGCACCAATTGGCGGTTGTGGCTTAAATCCCACCAAAATAGCTAGACGAAAAGCATTATCGACTTCCGAAACAGTGTCAATGTATATTTCATTGGCAATTTGATCAATCTTGAATGAAAGAGTATCTGCAATAAATGCCCAGTTTTCTATAAGCATTATCGCCAGATCAGATTCAACAAAATCACTGAATGTATCCTTGAACTTTTCCTTGATAAAATCAATCAAACGACTTTTCATAGACCAAAAGTCTTGATTGGTGTAGTTCAAATTTGCCAAATTGGGAGTTTTGACAATACTTGATTTATCGTATGGTGTTATTTCAAAAGGGCAATTCTCAAGTGCCATAATTAACCACCTAATGGTTTCTGAAGAACAAGCTCTTCAATGTTTTGTATGTTTTCAGGGTCCACAAACTTAATTCTAATGAACAAAATTGCCTCAATTTCGTCCCCAGTATCGTAAGCATTCAAATCACTACTATTGACAATTGGACTCACTTCTATATTAGTGATGACGATCCTAGGCTCCCAAGTTAAAATGGATTCTGAAATCATTTGTTTGGCACGAATTGCCAATCCAGCATCATTTGGCTCAAATACCAATGTTCTTAGTGGCGTGCCATAATTAGGCAACATTACTCGTTCACCAGGATTGGTTAATAGCAACTGAAGTAAATCAGCTTTAATTTGATCTACGCCATTTTTTTGTGCCATAATGCCTCTGGAAGTTTTCACCAAAGGATATTGCAAACCTAAAAATTTCTTCTTTGCCATTTAACCTCTTATTTACACGATTCTTGAGCACTGCTCATCTTAGATTCATAATCATTACAACCGCTTCCTCCGCCGCAACCTTCAACTCGACAAGTGCTGTAACCAGACGCAAATACACGTTCGCTCATAGCACGTTCAGTCCAGTGTAATATACCAGTCAATGGACAAAATACAGGACATCTTGCTACAATTACATTGTACAAACAAGGCCCAGCACATTTACTTTCCCCAGAAGGCGGACAATCTCGACCAGCCATTAAAAGAATCTGCTTCTCAGCAAACAATATGTGTAATTGACCAGTATATCTGAAATCTATGTCCTCAGTAGAGCGTATGTGTTTATTGGATACATATGTAAATTTGTCAGACGGATTTTTCTCTTTATCTCCAACAATTACTATGTCCATGTCGTAAGTTTGTCTAATAGAGTGCCCACCAGCCCGTAAAAACACTATTCCAGGAGTACCTTTAGGTCTACCTTGGAATCTCAGGAAATGTGGGCCACGACACTCCTTACTGTCACAAACATTACAAGCAGGATCAGCACCATTGATGGAACATTGAGGATTGGTTATCTGTATCCATTGACTTTGTGTCTTTTCTTGAGAAAAATCATCGCTGAACTTCATCTCAAGACCATAGCCTGACTTAATAAGTATGTAAGCCTTAGTTGCCTTGGCTTTTGGCACACCGCCTTCACGACGACATGGACTTGCCTGCAAATTCATGTGATCAATCATTTTGATAACATGCTTACTTGTACTTTCTAAATGAATCCCTCGACTTTCTCCAGCATAATTAGGTGGTGCTCCTGGACAATCCTTTTCACCAACAGTGTGATCATTGAGTTCAATTTTGTTTCCGCTAGCTGACAAAAGTTGAATGTAATTTTTGTCACCACGAAGTTGACTCTTTTCCTCAACATCGCTCAATGTCAAAGCATGACCAGTAGTTGTCTTCATCTGAATCATGCCAAGGAATTTGTTGTTGCAACCAAAATCGAAGTCTTGCATAGACCTCTCCCATTCTGGTTTTCCTCGTGGTTCCTCAACTGAATCATCAAATTTCAACGTCTGACCACTAATGCTTAGAATTTGAATTCCACTTTGTGGTAAATCACATCTATTATTCTGTGGCGTGCCCGGCCCTTTGTATGGACGACACTCATTCTTGTGTTTGAAGAATTTATTGGCACCTACCTGCGATTCAGCATATTTGGTTTTTGGATCTCCTGGCGTTCTCGGATGTCCGCCCAAAATGTTACTGCTGGATGCTTGGCCATTACATTCGCCAT